GTCAATTTGATAGTCGGTAATGGTCTCCGAACCAACTCTACCATACAAGTGAGCTAAAGCCCAACCAAAGCCAGACACGATGACGTTATCCTCGTCATACACAAGCTCTTCCTGACCATCAACGACCTTATGAACCGTTAAGTGTCCTTTTATACCCAACTGACTTGTCAGTGATTTAATCATATGAAATCGAAAGTTAAATTAATGTTAGGTCCCCCATAGGTAAATCCAGTTCCCACGTTTTGATTTAACACTGTTTGGAATCCAGAATAACTAAGAAGAGGAAAGTCTCTATGAAACATAACATCATCTAAAGTAGTGACAGAAGCCACTAACTTATATTTCCTAGTATTATTTAGTGCATCCCAACCATATGGGGGTAATAATCCAGAGGCCAACATACTATTTAAATCTAAGCAGTAAATACCGAAATGCTTAACTCCCCCAAAAGCTGCTAACGTGCAAGCATCACCATCTTGCACTACAATTGAAACGGACACCTTACCAGAAGATACAGGAACAGAAGTCGAAGATACCAGAAGAGCACCTCCAGATGCCTCAGTGCCACGAGCAGTAGCAGGCTGAATAGACTTAGCATTAAAAGTTAAATAACCATCCTTATCCATAAGCCCATTGGCGTTAAAGTAACTAGTTACTTGACCACTAAAAATGAAAGAGCTAGTGTTATCATAGAAGTAGTAATCACTAGCATCTGACGGCGGGAAACCTCCAACCTTATTCCATATAGAACTTAATTGACCATCTAAAGCAGGATTGGAGTAGTGACCTAAATCAGGCAAGGCACTGGCATATTGATAGCTAGAAAGGTTTGTAGACATCGTAGAACCACGTTCTAACCTGTCGTCTAAAGGTGAAGGGTCGTTAGGGACCGATTTATACGTTGAAGAAAACTGCAAGTAATATGCTGAAGTTACGTATGAAGAAGCTCCATTAGAAAGATCGGACCCATAGTTTATAACTGTGAAGATACCAGAATCATAGGAGCTTGCACCCGATGCCTCCGCGCCATTAACATATTGAGTTGAAGATACTACATGAGAATGGTTCGTAAATCCTTGAGCGTCTTTACCAAAAGTAACTGCTTGGAAAGTGTAGTTAGAAGTATCCAGAATAGAACTAGCTGTGGGCAGATCGGCCAAAGCCGGATTCACCGTCATAACATTTGCCAGTATATCTCCAAATCCTTTTAGTAACATTAGATATCAAAATTTATTGTGTTTATGCCAATATTATTGCCTAGTGCTGTCACATAAACAATATCTGCCAAATCATTTACATAACGATAATCAATTCTAGAACCGCCTTCAGATTCCATTATAGTCTCAGTTTTAGTTTTGTCTCGGCTAGCATACGCAGTAGCAGCATTCTTACCTGCGATATTGTTGAAGTGTTTGAAGATATTGAATATATCTAAATCAGATAATTCAATTCTGTATTCTTCACAAGACTTCTTGAGGTCTGCTAAATTACAAAGAGGATCATTTTTGGTGCCCGTAACAAACCACTCAGAAAGCTTCTTCATTGTCATATTTTGAAGTTCAAGCTTATCAACAACCAAGAATGTATCAGGGTCGCCTGGGGATATGAAGACCTCTATAACATACTGCTGACTCTTCCTGTGTAGTTGTCCGTGCTCCTTCTCATATGCAACGGGAACCTTACACATGAAGTGATTAGATGTATTAAAGTTTAAGGTAAATGTATCGAAGTCATCATCAGTAAGAGACACCAGCGGGGAAGGGTTTGAAGCAGCCGCCGCTAAAGGTGGATTGAAAACCTGATCAATACAACCAACAGGCGCAACCCTCTCTCTAGACGGAGTAGACTTCACATGTGCATATTTGTCTATAACGTTCTGTCTAGTAACAAGCTGCTCATGCTGAGTCCATCGCCCTTGATTATCATAAGACCACATCTTCCCTGATTCAGGCTTCGTATGAATCCAAACATAAACTGCTCGGCCTCCAAACAAAGTTCTATTGTTATTTGTAATCAATGACTTCAGATTAACCTTGTATTGGTGGTTAGGCAGTAAGAAGTTAGTGGCTACGGGATTACCGGAGTCCGCAGAGTATTTAGAAATATCAAACCTTATACGAGCCAAGGACCCCACACCAGATCTACTCATCACCATAGTTCGGTCATACAAGAACGGGTTTGAGAAGTTTGAAGCATTTGCACTAGGTACCTTTACGATAGAGAAAGAACTATCTGCTTCAGTCCCTGAAGTAAGTACAAGCTCAACACCATTAACTAAACCAGAGGATACCCTCTCATAAGTATCCACATACATGTCAGTGTCAGCGGAGGCTACAAAAGAACCCGAGTCCTTGAAGTAAGCACTATCGACTGTCAGTTTGGTCGGGTTAATAAGACTCCGCGTGATACCTAACGATTCCGACACTAACCTCATATCGTGGTTGTATAGTAACGGACCAAACGTGTGAGAAAATAGTGTAGCACCATCTTTTGTTAACACATCAGGGTTAAGGCGATGTCTTTCAAAATGATCTTTATAGATGTTATATAATCTGTGTAAGTCTCTTCCAAATTCAAAGTTGTAATAATCTCCCATAGAGTTAGGGAAATTATAAAAAGGATTGATAGAAACAGTGCTGGTATTCGTAGCACTCGCAGTGTAAGATTGGTAAGCACTATTTATCAGAGCCTCAACCCTAGCTATTTCATCTAATACTATCTGATATTCTGAAGGGTTAACGGCGTGGAATGGAAGTATGTAATAAAGATTTTCAAGATAAAGGTCTAGACCTGAAAGGTCAACATTATTAGGGTCTGTGGCTGAGAGATTCGATTCTACTAAAGACAGAACTTCTTTTCGTTGCTCCCCTAACTTGTGCATTGTTACAAAGATGGGATCTAACTGACCCCTATCAGTTGCACGGTCGGTATTCTGCTGAAAAGTACCAGCGATACCTCTAACGTTTTGAGTGTTGCTTACATCATACTCGTAGTAACTGTTATTAGAACTTAAACCCTCACACTGAGCCCAGATAGCAGGAAGGTTTATATGGCTTGATACTGGTGTGTATTGAAGAGAGCTAGGGACTAAACCTAGAGGGATGCCAGACAAATCCTTGGACATATCAAAGCCGACAGGCATGTTGAAACCAGTCCTATCGTAGTATCCATTGAGAGGCATAATCTTCTCATAGGATCTTCTTCTCGATGTATTTCTAGCGACATTACCTATGGAGCTAATGTTCAATAACTTACTGTTTACCAAACTAAAAGTATCCGCCCTGCTCAAGGCAGACCCATCAGTATTAACGTCTCGCTTATAAGAGTTAAAATAAATACCAGAAACAAAGGAATTAGCACCAGCCCCTACTTCAATTTCAGTACTGTCTATTCTTACATGCGGAAGGCAAGAAGACTCTAATTCAAAATTATCAGTTGCTGGGACCTCTAACGTAATGATCGGTATTGAGTGTGCTGGTGCTCTTCTAAAAACAGACTGTGATATAAATCTAACCGCATCGCCTGTACTACTTATATCTAAATTACCCTTATCAAAGTCGAACTCAGAAGCTTGGAATGCTATTCTAAAGTGAGAGGACTTACCACACCAGAGAGAAGCATAGTCGAATCTATCATTATTTAACGGGTTACGAATAAGCTCATCTAAGTTTGGAGGGTCTGTGTAACCAGAAGCAAACATCAACCAAGAGCCAACCTTAACTTCAGTGTCTTCGGTTATCGCAGTAGATGCAATATAGGAACTGACACCATTAACAAAGTTTTGGTCGCAACCAAAACACTTTAACCTTTCTGTTATAAACTCTATCTGCCTGCTTCCAAGTTCAGCATTAACATAGTAAGGATATTCTTCAAAGGGAGGAATGTTAAAGTCCCTACCTCTATACGTGAACACAGGAGACTGCTCATCTAACCATTTCTTAATCGGAAACTGGTCTGGGAATGCTTCAATAATCTCGGAGATTATCTTGTCAACCGCCAGTCGGATATTG